CCAGCCTTGCCGCCACCGCCACCGCCACCGTAGGGATCATCCCCTCCACCGTCACCGCCAGAATTACCTTGGTCAGTTGTACCACTTTTCCCAGACCTGTTATTAGTGGCACCGCCGCCTGACCCACCGACAGATGCGTTGTCAAGGTTAGTGGTGGTTGTATGTGATCCACCGCCACCACCGCCAACTGCAGTTGTAAGACCTGTAACTGTTGTATTACCACCGTTGCCAGCAGCTACGCCATTTGAAGTTGTACTAGTACCACCGGCTCCAATAGCAACAGTTTTACTAAAAGCAGAGGCAACAATCGTTTGAGCATCCACCAGACCCCCTGCGCCACCACCGCCAGCACCTCGGCCTCCTGAGTAAAGGTCTTGACCGCCGCCGCCGCCGCCCGCCACCATCAATACTTCAATGTCCCCCGCCCCCGCAGAAACTGCAAAAGTTCCTGAAGAAGTAAAAGTGTGGTATTTAAATCCACCAGAGGTAACAATTGTACCCCCTGTTGCAGTAATAGGTACGTCCCTATTGGGATAACCACCAAAGCCTAAAGTCTGATAACCAAAGCTCATACTAAACCCTTACCCATCATTAGCTAAGTCAGTTGTAAAGAACAACTTAATACCTACAAGCCGTGCATCACCTGCCATATCATCGCCTGATACGTCCCTACCAATTCTAAAGAAACATAACTCATCATCTCCGGGAGAACCTGCAATAGTTAATGCACCACTTTCAGCAGATACATTTAGTTCTTCTACCGCACCTTGAGCATTGTCTGTGACTACTACTGCTGTGCCGTATGCAACATCAATGGTAGTGTTATTAGATATAGCAACAGCATCAACCATCCAATCAACATCTGTTGTAGCTGCAATACCAGCCCAAAAGACTTGAAAGGTTACAGTACCTGCATTCCATGATACAGGAAATGCTACACTAAACTGTGCAAACTCATCACTATCTTTATCAAAGTCTAATACAACTAAGTCTGGTCTACCTGATGTAGTCTCTACTGTAGTAAGTGCAGAACAACCATTAGAAGTAGTAGGCTGCATAGCACTGGCAGGAACCCATATGGTTTCTTTACCTGCTTGTTTAAGAGTACCCACACCGTCTAGTTTATTTAACTCTGCTGCAGTGCTTGTAACCCCATCAAGAATATTAAGTTCAGCAGCAGTACTTGTAACAGCAGTACTACCCAAAATAAAATCACCGTCAGGAACTATAACGTCACCTGCAAACGTAGCACCTGTAGTGCCTGTAGGTATAGACATTACAGTAGCATCTGCGTCATTCTTAATGGTTACATCTGAGGTAGAACCCTGACCAGTAAGCACCAAGCCATCAGCAGCAGCATACCCTACGGCTGCAACATCATTTGCTTCTGTGTCACCTGTAGGTAAGAACGTACCACCTGATGCAGTAACATCCCCTGTGAATGTCTGTGCTGATACTTCAAACGTAGCAAACGAAACAATCTCTACAGTGTCATCTGCTGCTGCACCTACAGCTAGTACTACGTCAGACCCGTTAGTAGCAGTGTAGTCAGCCCTAGCTAAGTGTACCCCGTTAAGATACACAGATACAAAGTTAGGAGTGTAACCCCCTGTAGTGAATGTAGTTTGATTTGATGTAGCTGTGTAAACGTCCCTAGTTTCTGTTGCTTGGGGTACGGGTACTGAGCCTATATAACCTGCCATTGTTTTTCCTTATGAGTTTACTATACCAAACATGGTAATTTCACCTGACTCTATGTTTCCACTGCCAAAGAGAAATTTAATTGCATTAGTATCCTCTGCGGCTAATCTTGCGGTAGCACTTGCGGTCAGTTGTCCACTAATACCTCCGTCTGCGGTTTGCGTTACCACTCCAGCACTAGACATCATGGTAAATGCAGCTAAGTGTGGTGCATATAAATAGGCTAAACCACTTAGTCCATACTCACCTGAAGCACTTCCAGCACCAGCTCCAGAATAGCCAATAACAAAACCGTGTTTATCTGTGTTGCCAGCAGCGTGATAATCGCCATAGGTTTCGTCATAGCTAGTGCCGCCATCTGTTGAATGCTTACCATAGAACGTCTGGTTATCACTTGCAGGTACTACGTGTTGAAAATAGAATGCATAGTGATCATATTTTGATGAATCAAACCCAGTAAATATTGCTGTTGCTGCATTAGAAATAGCACCAGTAGAAGATATGAACTCCATACCTCCACCAATCTTAGTTCCCATATAGGTAGCTAACCTAGTCATTGTAGCCTTGCGGTTCGTACCCCCAGCCCCATCATCAACGATCATAAGATCAGCATCTACAAGAGCAGCACCAATATCAGTACCACCATCAATATCTAAGTCAGCTACAGCAATGCTACCATCTGGGAAAGTTGGTGTTCCAGCAAAGGTAACTCCTGTAGTACCTGTGGGTACATGAGCTACTAATGCATCCGCATTATTCTTAATAGTAACATCACCTGTACTACCGTCCCCTGTTAAGATTAAACCTTCAGCAGCAGTAAAGCCTATTGCAGCATTATCTCCTGCAGCAGTGTCACCCGTAGGTTCCATTGTAGCTCCAGCAATAGTGCCAGAAAACCCACCGCCTACAATGTTAGCTGTAGCTCTTGCTTTAGTCATAATCTATCCTTTAGCTAGGCTTGGTAGGCCACGTAATACTGTTAGGGAATCCACCCTGTGCTGGTACATTTCGTAGTGCTGTACGATAAGTAGTCCATGCGTCTGACATGGTTACATCACTGTTGCCCATCCAGTCTGTAGCAGCCAGTAGTGCATCACGTTCTTCACGGACCTCTACAGCAGCACGTGTGTCTGCACCGTCAGCCCATGTTTGTTCTTCAGCATCACGGGCAGTTTCTTGCTCTGCTGTGAACTGAAATAATTGTCCGTTAATGTTATGAAATCTTGGCATTACTGCCCCCTTTGTTATTAGTCTATCTCAACCCAACTTGTTGTATCTTCATTCCAAGTGTATCTTTTATCTTCACTAGCATCACTAGGATACGCAACAGGGCAATTCCAGATACAAGTATCTTCATTTAATACCCAACTTGGATAAGGCTGTGGTGTATAAAAAGCATCCCTTGTGCTGTCATATATATAGCCAATACCAGCATAGTTTTTACGAAGTGGTGTACCTCCCAACAAGTGTTTACCGCCTGTTGTGTTGTATGATGTTTGAACCCAAGTGCCTTCCTGAGTGTCAATAAAATCTTGCTCTGCAACAATTACGTTAGTTACAATTTTGTTTTTAATTTTTGCATAATGTGCCATGTTAAATCCTATTGATACTGATATTTGAATATTACTACGCCAGAGCCACCATTGCCACCATTCACTGTATTATAACTTCCGCCACCACCGCCGCCAGTATTAGCTGTTCCATTTCCCCCCGCGCTAGAACTGCCACCATTACCACCGCCGCCATTACCGCCTTCTTCTGGAGGGTCGCCACCACCGCCACCACCGCCGCCAGCATAATACGTTGAATTGCCGCCCCATTGCCGCCCAACACCCCCATCGCCCTCGTTTACACTACCTGCCCCGCCAGCGCCCCCGCCGCCATCTGCCTGATTAGAACCCACAGAGCCACCGTTATTACCATAACCAGTAAGGCTACCAGAGTTACCTTGAGTTGCAGTACCCCCAGCGGTATCAGCAGCAAAGCCTGAACCTCCGCCACCAGACCCTCCATTACCACCAGTGGTTTGCGACCCTCTTGCTCCACCCGCGCCATATCCTCCGCCATTAGCAGTGGCACCGCCACCCGTGCTAGTAGTGGAGTTAGAACCAGTATTACCTCTTGCAGCAGAACCCGAAGACCCCGCCCCTCCTGCGCCTATTGCGACAGTATAAGTAGTTTCGGTTAAATCTAAACTTCCCTCTAAGTAACCCCCTGCACCGCCACCACCAGCGTTTGAATCAGAAGACCCGCCGCCGCCGCCGCCACCCGCAACACAAAGAATGTCTACGTTTGCATCCGCTCCAATTTTTGTAATCTCAAAACTTCCGGAAGAAGTAAATGTGTGATATTTGTAGTCCCCGCTAGTTGTGATGGTTCCACCAGTAGCCTCGGTAAAACCACTACCACCTCTGCTTGGAAAGCTGCCAAAGCCACTAATGTTAAACCCAAAACCCGTCATGCGTCATTCGCCGCGTCTGTGGTGAAGAACAGTTTAATGCCAAGCAATCGCGACACCCCACTAAATGTATCGCCTCCCGCATTAGCATCTCTAAATATTTGAAAATAAGATTGCGTATCAACGGCAGCGTTTGTGAGGGTAACTTCGCCGCTTAAAGGCGAAACCTGCTGATCTTCTACCGTGCCAATCCCAGCGTCTGTAACAGTCACTGCAGTGCCAAACGCAACATCTATCGTCGCACCATCGGCAACCGAAACGCCCTGCAAACCCCATATGCAATCCCCAGTATCTGTGGTGCTAGGTGTCCAAAAAACTTGAAATTTTATCACTCCTTCGTTCCATGACGCTGGGAAGGCAATTGCGAACTGAGCAAAATCATCAGCCGCCGCTGCAAAATCTAGCACTTTCATATCAGGGCGCAGCGCTGTTGTTTCCACTTGCGTCAACGCAGAACAGCCGTTTGTTGTTGATGGATACATTGCAGCAGCAGGAACCCAAATTGTTTCTAATCCAGCAACTTTGACCGCTGCACCACCAGAAGTAATGCTGGAGTTGAAAGCAGCCGCACCAGCGGCAGACATATCAAGTGTCAGAGCAGTAATTTCAGCACCACCATCATCACCTTTAAGCAAAATGTCTTTGTCTTGGACATTAGACTTAATAACAAGGTCGCTGGACACACCTTTAAATTCACCAACAGCCGTGCTGCCTTCATTCAAGAAAAGGCTTCCATCTGGCTTTAAAGTAATATGACCCGCAGCCGCTGCTGCATCTGTAGTCGCTATTTCCAGCGCACCATCTGCTGCGACAGTCAGCGTTGCCGTGTCGCCTGACGATCCAGTCATCGTAATGACTTTGCCATCTATCGCAACATCATCAATTGTCGCGGCAGACATGACCGTTGTCCCAGCCAGATTTACGTCTGTCAAAAGATCGTAGACTATTGCACCTGATCCTGCGCCATCTGTGGCAATCATTTTGACCTGACCAGCAAGCACCGCAACATTGGCCCCAGAACCTTGGGTAAATGTCAGAGTTGCAGACGTTGCATTCTCAATCAGCCAAACTTTTGAAACCGTGTTGGGCAAAAGGCTGACTGTGCAAGCCTGACCACCACCAGTCAGCTTTAGATACATGCTACGGTCAGCATCCAGTGCGCCATCTGCAAGTGTTATGTTGTCTGTGGAGGCATTAGCAATAACACGTGTGCCGTAGCTGAACGCCTCCGCAATCATTTCCAAGTTTAGGTTCGTGACCGTACCCCATGACCCACTGTTATCTCCAGTGCCTTGCTCATTGAGGCGTAAGTCGTTGTCATAGGATGAAGACATTTTAGTCGATCCTTACAATTGCATT